AAGCAGTAACACTAAACGATAAGGCTTACTTTTTCCAAGGTGGGTACAAGCCTTTATACTACACTAACGAAACAACAGCAGATGAGTTTGAGGCAATAGAAAACCATGCTGACTATGATGGTACAGCACCTTTAGCTAACATAGTTATGTCTGCATTTGGTAGACTATGGGCTGCTGATACACCTACTAATAAAACTACAGTATATTTCTCAGACCTTCTGAATGGAGCTAGGTGGGGTTCTGGCAGTGCAGGTAGTTTAAACGTAGCTGGTGTACTTCCTAAAGGCTCTGACGTTATTACAGGTCTTGCTGAACACAATGGGTATTTAATTATATTTTGTCGTGACAACATTATTATCTACTCTGACCAGGATAGTTTCCAAGCTAGCTTTGATGTCAACACTTTACGATTAGTGGAAGTCATTAGTGGCGTAGGCTGTATAGCTCGTGACTCAATACAGAACTTAGGTAATGATGTAGTGTTCCTATCTGCTACTGGTTTACGTTCGCTAGGTCGTGTCATACAGGAAAAGTCACAACCACTAAATGACTTGTCTAAGAATGTACGAGATACGTTCATGGACATTGTAAACAGAGAATCAGACTTTGGCTTGATTAAGTCAGTGTATTTTCCTGAGGACGCTTTCTATTTAATTACTTTACCTGAAGCACAGACACAGTTTGTGTTTGATACTAGGGGTACACTTGAGGACGCTTCACTTCGTGTAACGACATGGAATAACCTAGACCACACTGATTATGTTTATGACGCTAAAGATAAGGCACTCTACTTAACACAGGCAGACGGGATAGCGGAATACACAAGTTATCAGGACAATGGTGTTCGCTATACTATGTCTTACTTTACCAACCACTTTGACTTAGGAAGTGCTAACGTAAATAAAATACTAAAGAAGGCTGCTGTTACTGCTATTGGTAGTAGTGGTCAAGACTTTGCTTTAAAAGTGGGTTACGACTATCAAACTTCTTACTTTAGTACACCATTTACTTTAAAAGAAATAACCGCAGCTGAATACGGTATAGCAGAGTACGGGGCTAATGCAGCAACTGTAGCTGAGTACAACTTAGGTGTGTCGCTGGATAGATTAGATTCACAAGTATCTGGTTCAGGGGACATAGTACAAATTGGTATTGAAGCACATATTGATGGCGCACAGTTAAGTGTGCAGAAACTAGACGTTTACGCTAAACAAGGCAGGATAATTTAATGAGTAACTATTCTAAAACCACAGACTTTGCAGCTAAGGATGCACTGACTACTGGCAACGCTAATAAGATTGTCAAAGGTACGGAAATTGATGACGAGTTTGAAGCAATACAAACTGCCGTAAATAGTAAGGCAGATAAAAACAATGCAGCTTTAACTGGTACACCAACTGCACCTACAGCATCAGCCGCAGTAAATACAACACAGATTGCTACTACAGCTTTCGTACAAAGCCAGAAGGCATCACCAGCATTTACTGGCACGCCTACTGCCCCTACTGCTGCTAGTGGTACGGACACTACGCAAATAGCCACTACTGAATTTGTACAAGCAGCCCTAGCCGCTGTGTACCCAGTAGGTTCTATTTACACTAACGCTACTAGTTCCACTAACCCAAATACATTACTTGGTTTTGGTACTTGGGAAGTATTTGGTGCTGGTAAAGTTCCTGTAGGTATAGATAGTGCCGATACTGACTTTGATACTTTAGGTGAAACAGGTGGTGTTAAGGAAGTTACACTAACTCAAGCTCAGTCTGCAATACACGGACACGAACACTTTATAGCCAATGGTGACTTTACAGGAAGTTCTTCAGCCGCACTAAATTCAACAAATTATGCATCTGCTTTTAGAACAGGTGGTGGTGACGTTGAGTATTTTGCTAACGGAACTAACACAGTCGCTAGTATTGGTAGAACAAGTGCAGTTACAGGCGCAGACGCATCATCAGCACACACTAACTTACAACCTTACATCGTGGTATATATGTGGAAACGCACAGCTTAGGATAAAGATATATGAATAAATTAATGACTACACAATTAGGCGATGCACAACTAGGTAGGAACGAAGATAGTTACCTAGCCCACGTTGCTGAAGGTGAAATGGTAGTACCACCTGTTTTATCGCCTCAAACTCAAGATATGGTAAACAGGGACATGATGCTGTCTGGTCTTGACCCGATGCAATATACTGTAGGTAGTGGTGCTAATTCAATCAACCCAATGACAGGTCAGCCTGAATTTTTTATTAAGAAAATTGCAAAAGGGGTTGGTAGTGCATTAAGTGGTGCTGCAAAAGCAGTAGCAAAGTACGCGCCACAGTTTGCGGTAAATTACGCTACTACTGGGGGCAACCCATACGCTGCTGCTGGCATGACTTTGGGTGACGTAGTAGGTGGTGATTTTGGTAGAACACTAGGGAATATAGCAGGTTCTTATTATAACCCAGCTACTGGAACTTTTACTACACCAGGGTTTAACCCTGCATCAATGATGGATGGTAGGGAAGCAGAGTTTGTTGCTGATACTGTTAGTGGTGGTGGTTTTAACATACCTGACATATTAAAAACAGGTGGTGCAGCCTACTTAGGTTCACAGCTTCTTTCTGAACTAAATAAACCATACGACCCATACGGTAATTATAAGCCACCTAGTTATGCCGAAGAATTTATACCTGTAGCAATACGAACAGGTTTGACTGCTACTGATTATGTACCTGGCACACCTACATCACCTGCACAATTGACTGGACAGCTTGCTCCATCATTACAGGCATTACAAGCAATGGGTACAACAGCAGCTCAACAGCTATATCCTGCATATTTCCTACAAGCTATGGCTTCTCGTCCTGAAGATATAGTCTTAGACGAAGATATAGCAGCAAGACAACAAGAAATATATCAACAAGGTTTAGATGTTTTACTACCTGAGATGGCTGCCCAGCAAATTGCTGCTAGGGATAGGGCGTTCGGTACAGGTAGACTTGGCTTTAACTTATCTGGCGAAGCTATGGGTGCTGGTGATGGTTCAGGCTTAGTAAACGTAGAGGACTACACACAACAGTTAGCTCAGAACAGGGCATTGTCTGAATTGTTACTTAGCTCTAGAGGACAAGCTGCTACTGAAGTTGGTGAAGCTGCTAAACGTCAACTTGCTGCTGCTGAACTTCAGGAAGCTAACAGACGCAACTACCTTGCACAGATTGGTGGAGCAGGTGCTGAGTCGTTACAACTAGCTCTAGGACTTGACGAGCTTGAAAGAATTAACATGGCTAAAGCTGCTGATATTTACTTAGGTAATAAACAAATAGGGGCTAAACTTACAGGGCAACTTGCACCTGGTTCCTATCAACCAACTTTACTTAGTCAATTAGGTTCTCAAGCTATCGCTACTGCTGGCGGTAAGTTAAGTGAAAAACTTTTAGATACAATCTTTACATAGGAATAAATCATGGCTTTAGTACAAGATAGAAAAATTAATGTGCAAGGTTTTCTTGATTCACTATCTGGTAGACAAGGTGGTGCTGAAGAAGATTTGCTTGCCAAAAGAAGGCAATCTATAGCTGCTGATATTTCTACGGCTGCTGCTAAATCACCAACACCATTTAAAACCAGTTTAGCTACTTTAATGGGGGACACACTAGGTAAAGGTTTACTTCGTGCTTTTAATATAGAGGACGAAGAAAGACAACGTGCTATAGATACAGACCAAGCTAATAAACTAATTGTAGAACTACAGAAAACCCCTAATTCTACAAACTTGTTTAAAATTGGCGAAATAAAAGCTGCTATGGGTGATTCTGTTGGAGCTGTTGAAGCCTTTGGTTTAGCTAACACTACTAAACAACAAGAAGCATCTGCTTTAAGCAAAAATGAGTTTGCATCAAGATTAGCAAAACTTGACCCAACTGCGCCAAAAGCTAGGGAAGAAGCAATAAAACTTTTAAATCAAGCTAATTTATCTGATGATACACGACCTTTTGCACCACAAATAGTAAATGTATTAAATCAAATAGATAGTTTAAGTGGTGATAAAGCTACCCAAACTAAGATGGCAGCGGATGTTAACGCTGTCAAGACAAGAGCTAAAAACGGTTATGGAATAAACATACCAGACGATGTTGCTAGAAGAATAGCAGTACAGGGTATAGGTACAGTAGTAACTGCGGATGGTCAAGTTATAAATAAACTTGAGGTACTCTTAAATCAATATGTTCAAGAAAATGCTCCTAATCAATCTATTACACCTAAGATAACTGGAGTTATAAATACCCCTGTTTATGAGCAAAAACAACAATTAATACAACAAGAAAAAGATAGAGTCGAGCGAATAAGACAAGAAGAACAAAAACGTAAAGAAGAAGAAGTTCAACGTAAAAAAATTGAAGGACAAGATAAATCTATACAGCAAGTTCTGTCTGGAAGCGCGTTACAAGAATCACTTCCTACATTAACAGCAATTCAAGAAATAAGCACATTAATGGGTACAGATGAAAATAGGGGCATTGGAAAAATTAAACAAGACCCTGTAACTAAAGAATTTATATATGATAAAGACGTAGATTTAGAAAACTTTAGTCTGGCTGAACGCAAATTTAATTCGGCTCTTAGAGCAGTTGGATTGGGTGAAGAACAAAATCCAATATACTTAGCTTATGTTGGGCTACAAAATGCAATGCTAAAGGAACAATCTGGTGCTGCGGTAACAGCTAGTGAGTTTGAAAGACTTCAAGCTCAAATCATAGGCGATGATTTACTAGGAGTTACTGAAGAAACTTTAATTACTTTTGTAAACGCTTTAAGGAATAAGCAAGAAAATAAATGGAACTCACTTATGAGTCAAATGGATGAAGCAACGCAAGAAAGATTCCTACAAAGAAATAATTTCTATTATACCCGTAATCCAGAAAATGGAAAATTAATCAGGGAAAGTTTCCCAGGCTCTGGTAAGTATATAGAAGTTACTGAAAAAAATTAATTAGGATAATAAAATGAGTATGCAACAAC